CTGGCTGAGACCATCGCCACGGCCGTGGACCAGCGGGTGAAGTCCCAGGCCAAGGAATACGCCCGCATCCTGCAGGGCGGGGCCGCCATCGGGAACCGCGGGCAGTATGCAACGCAAGGGGTGAGCTGATGGCCGGGCCCTTCTGCACCATCGGGGACCTGACCCTGCAGCTCATGGAGGCGCCGGGCACCTGGAAGGAACGCGGGGCTTTCGAGTACGCCGAGCATCCGGTGCTTGAGGGCAAGCCCAAGCTGCAGGCCATCGGCGGAAAGCTGGACGACCTGCAGCTGGAGTTCCCCTTCCACGCCGGCAAGGCGGACATCGGCTTCATCACCAACCGGATCATCGAAATGCGCGACGGCGCCGAGGTGGTGGCGGTCACGATGGGGGACGGGGAGTATCTCGGCGAGTTCGTCATCACGGACGTGGCTTTCGACCGTTCGGCGACTTTCGACAATGGCACCAGCCTGGTGGCCACCCTGTCCGTGACCCTACGGGAGTACGTGCAGGCGGCGGTCCTGGTGACCTCGGCGCGCCCGGCCGTGAAAAGCGGGAACCCCACGAAAAAGAAGGACGGCGGGCAGTTCACCCGCGACCCGAAAACGGGTGAGCTGGTGCCCAAGGGGAAGTGATGGCCGCCGAGTATCTGAATTACACCACCCAGGACCGCGACCGGTGGGACCTGATCGCCTGGAAGATGTACGGCGACCCCTACGCCTACGAGGGCATTTTGCGGGCCAATCCCACCGTGTCCGCGGCTCCCGAGCTGGCGGGCGCCATCACCCTGAAGATCCCCATTCTGGTGGTATCTGATCTGCAGCCGGAGTTCGCCCCTTGGATTCAGTGACGGCGCCCGGACCCATCGCCGAGGTCCTGTTCGGGTCGGACAACGTGACCGCGGCCATCACCCCGTTCCTGATCCGCCTGGAGGTCACGGACTACATGGAGGGCCAGGCGGACGAGCTGGAGATCACCCTGGAGGACCGGGAAGGGGTGTTCCGCGGCATCTACTGGCCGGCGAAGGGCGATGACCTGACCGTGGCCATCGGCTATGATTCCGGCCCGCTGAAGGGCCTCTGGCCTGCCGGCACCTACGTGCTGGATGAGGTGGAGGCCGCCGGCCCGCCCAGCACCATGACCCTGCGCGCCCTGTCCAGCTCTGTGAAGGCCGCCGGCCAGCGCCAGCTGAAAAGCAGGGGATTCGAGAACCAGACCCTGGCGCAGATCGCCAAGAAAGTGGCGGACGGCTGGGGCGGGGCCGTGGTGGGGAACGTGCCGGCCGTGACCATCCAGAGGGCCACCCAGTCCAATGAAACGGACCTGCAGTTCCTGGCCAGGATGGCGCGGAAGTTCGGGGCGGTCATGAAGGTCCAGGGGTACAACCTGGTCTTCCACAAGCTGCAGGACCTGATCGGCATGGACCTGCTCTATCGGGTGGAGCCGCAGGACGTGACGCAGTACCGGTTCCGGGCGAAGACCTGCGACGTGCCCGCCCAGCGGGTGGTGCGCGTCTGGAACCCGCAGACAAAGCGCATGGTGAGCCAGGCCGTGACCCCCAAAATGCAGGTCACCAGCGTGAAGACCGAGCCGATCCCGAAGGCCGGACCTGCCACCCGATCGATCATCGCCGGGGACCGCGCCGGACGTTTCGACGTGGATAAGCTCACGGACCGGGTGGAGGACGCCGCCCAGGCGCAGGTCCGGATGGCTGCGGCCCTTTCCCGCGCCGAGCTGAACGCCCTTGAGGGCAACTTGACCATGCCGGGCGATCCGCGCATCCGGGCGGGCCAGTCCATCGGGGTCCTGGGTTTCGGGGACCACCTGGATGGGGACTTCCTGGTCCGGCGGGTCCGGCACCTGCTGGAACGCGGCCAGGGGATGGTCACGGAAGTTGACCTGGGCAGCAAGCCCACCAAGTCCAACGCCACGGCGAAGCGGAAGGTGCCGAAGGGCGCCACGGAGACCAAGCCATGAGCATCCGTTTCGGCCTGGTCTCCCAGCTGGACCCCGCCAAGCACCGGGCGCGGGTCCGGTTCCCGGCGGAGGACCTGGACACCACCGTGGAAGAACCGGGGATGGAATCGTACTGGCTGCCGGTGCTGACCCAGTGGAGCATGGGCGCGCGGTCCTACTGCATGCCCACCGTGGGGGAGCAGGTGGCCGTGTGGCTGGACGATGAGGCCGCGGATGGCGTGATCCTGGGCGGGGTCTACAGCGAGGCGGACGCCCCGCCGGCGGCCCCCGCCACCTCCCGGCACCAGGTCTACCCTGACGGGACGGTGGTCGAGTATGACCCCGCGGCCCACCGGCTCAAGGTGGACGTGCAGGGCACGGTGGAGCTGACCACCACCGGCGACGTGACGGCCGACGTGGGCGGCAACCTGGACGCCACGGTGGGCGGGGACCTGCAGGCCACCGTCACCGGCACCGCGCAGGTGCAGGCCGTCACCATCACCCTGCAGGCCAGCGCATTCGTGGGCATCACGGCCCCCGCCATCACCCTGACCGGCGTGGTTATGATCGCCGGCACCCTGGGCACCACCAGCGGCGGGGCGGGCGGCGGAACGGCCACCTTCAGCGGCGCGGCGATCTTCCAGGACACCGTGACCGCCCAGTCCACCGTGGCGGCCACCGGGGCGATCACCACCCAGGCCACCGTGGACGCCCTGGGCGGCGTGCTGAAGGCCGGCGTGCCCTACAACTTCCCCTAGAAAGTGGCCCCGATTGGTGGAGGGCTGAGGCTGGCCGCGTGAGCCTCGGACCATGCAGGACCTCCTGGCCCTAACCTCCAGCTACTGGCAGCCGAAGATCGGCGCGCTAGGGGACGTGGTGACGGAGCTGGAGGACATTCATCAATGCATTCTCACCATCTTGTCCACCCCGCGCGGAAGTGACCCCCACCGCCCGGACTTTGCGGTCAACCTGCTGGACTGGGTGGACAAGCCCATCAACTCCGTGCGCGCCGCGATGGTCCAGGAGGTCCTGCGCGCCATCGCCCGCTGGGAGGCCCGGGCGGTGGTGAAGCGGGTCACCGTGGCCATCGGCACGGACGGCGCCAGCTTGGATATGGCGGTCTACTGGGTGCCCTCCAGCCTGGAGAATGACGGCGGCCAGCTGCTGGTCTCCACCTTCAACGTGCCCACGCCGGTGACCCTGGTCACCTCGCCATTCATCGCCATTCCATTCTCCAGCACCCTGACCCTGGCCGAGGTGGACGGGGGGGTCCTGTGACCACCACCCGCATCCGCATCCGCCGCGGGACCGAGGCGCAGATCCTGGCCGTCACCAACGGCCTGGACGGGGAGCCCTACTACAGCACGGACACCGGAAAATTTTTCATCGCGGACGAAACGGGAGTCCCCCAGCCGGCCGGTGGCGCCGGGGCCGCCCGGTCCTCCGTGGCCTACACCACCGCCAGCCTGGCGCCTGGTGCGGCGGAGCAGGGCAGCTTCACGGTCCCGCCGTCCTTCACCCTGTTCCACCTGGCCACGGACTACCCCGCCCGCGTGCGGGTGTACCTGTCGGAAGCCTACCGGACCGCGGACCTATCCCGGCCCGTGAGCCAGGACCCTGCGGGCGACCACGGATGCATCCTTGAAGTAGTGACCACCGCCGGGGTGCTGGGGATGGCGCTGAGCCCTGAGGCTGCGGCGGTCATGCCGGCGGCCGGGACCACGGCTTACATCACCGTCCAGAACGGGGACAGCGTGGCCCGGGTGGTGGTGGTGACCCTGGACCTGCTGAGCATGGAGGGCTGATTTGTCGGTCTACGCTAGTTCTGTCCCCTGGTCTAACAATGGATCCGCGGTCAACGTCACCCTGATGCGGGCGTGGGCTGCTGACTTGCACGCTGCGCTAATCGCCTGCGGGTGGGCGCAATCCGCAGACACGGGGCAGGTTGATGTCAGTACGATGGCCCTGCCATCAGCTGGCACGTCTGGAGGGTATCGAATTTATTACATGAACGATTCTCTCCATGCCACGAACCCGATTTATATGCGCGTTGAATTCTGGAATGAATCCGGTGTAACGGCCTTTGGCATGCACATTATGCTTGGGTTTTCAACGAACGGCGCAGGAACAATTAACAGCACAAATAAAACCGCTCTTTTATCGTTTATTGTACCTGCTAACACAACCAATTCAACTTGGTTCTCTTCCGGCGGTGGTGGGGGCTTCCGACTGGCCTACTCTTTGTCAACTGCGTCCACAATCTCCTGGGGTGTCATTGAGCGGACCCTTGACAGCACTGGGGCTCCGACTGGCGAAGGTCTAGCGATTCTGCGGATGATCGGGGGGGCGTATTTCTCGCAAACCATCTATCCGACTGGGGTACTTCCGGGGACTTCCACGAGATGCCAGGCCCTCATAACCGATAGCGCGGCAACCACCGCGGACGGAACGAATGTCTATGTTTCTCCTGTGTTTCCCGTTGGCCGTGGTGTCCATAACCCTTTTAAAGGAATTCTCTGTTATTACAACGTTGATTTAACTAACGCTAATTTGACATCAATAATGGTATACGGTGCTGCGCACGATTACCACCCGTATGGTGTCGGCAGCACTCAGAACATGGGGACGGCCATAGCGGGCGTCTGCCCTCTGTTCTTGCGGGAGTAGCGCATGGCAACCCTGTTTTCTCCTGGGCTAACGGCCGGGATATCTCCGGTCCAAACGGTGGTCAAGGTGGTCCGTCTGGTAGCGGCCGGCACCATCACCCCACGACCCACCACCGGCCAGCTCTGGCCCCGCACGAAACGGAACGGATGACCCATGGCCGATGCCACCGTACTGCGCCCCGTCTTCATCCCAACCGACCCGGCCACCGTCGAGTCCGAGTCCATCGCCCTTTTTGAGTCCACCCTGGGGAAAACCCTGGAGCCCGCGCAGGTGGAGCGTCTGCTGGTCAACGCCATGGCCTACCGGGAGGCCCTGCTGCGCATGGGCGTGCAGCTGGCCGGTGAGCAGAACCTGGTGGCCTTCGCCACCGGCACCAACCTGGAGGCCCTGGCCGATCTGGTGGGCGTGGCCCGGCTGGTGAGCGTGAAGGCTACCTGCACCGTGCGCTTCTCCCTGGTGGCCCCGGGCGGGTCCGACCTGTCCATCCCCCTCGGCACCCGCGTGAAGACCCGGGACGGGCGCTACATCTTCTCCGTGGTGGTGGATTCCAAGATCACCGCCGGGAACACCTTTGCGGACGTGTCCGTGGAATGCGACACGGCCGGCGAGGGCGCCAACGGCTACACGGCCGGCGAGGTGGACACCCTGCTGGACCCCATCGCCGGGGTCACCACCGTGGCGAACACCACCACTACCGCGGGGGGCGTGGACACGGAAACGGACGACGCCCTGCGCACCCGCGCCCGCCTGGCGCCCTACCAGTTCGGCACCGCCGGCAGTTATGGCGCCTACAAGTTCCACGCCCTCAGCGTGGGCGCCTGGATGGTGGACGCCCGGGTGACCAGCCCCGCCCCTGGCATCGTGCAGGTGGCCGTCCTGACCAACCAGGGCGCGCCCACCGCGGGCCAGCTGGCGGCGGTCACCGCGGCCCTGTCCGCGGACCTGGTGCGGCCCATCACGGACACCGTTTCTGTGATCGCGGCCAACCGGATCACCTTCACGGTGGCGGCCAGCCTCACCACGTACACCGGCCAGGACACCGCCAGCATCGAGGCCGCGGCGGAGCTGGCGGTGGAGACCCTGGTGGCCACCCGGCGCCGGCAGCTGGGCCTGGACGTGACCCCCGCGCAGGTGCTGGCGGCCATCCTCAGCGTCCCCGGGATATACGATGCCACCCTGACCCTGCCGGCGGCCCCCATCGTCGCCGGTGATGGTGACTGGCTGGATTGCACCTCGATTGCGGTCACGGTCACGGGGTCCGCCAATGGGTGAGTTTCTTTTTCAGCCCAGCGTCCGGGATGAGCGGGGCCGCGGACTTGAGGCGGTCCTGGGGCGGATCGGCGCCATCGACCCGGCCGTGGTGCAGACCATGCACCTGGCCACGGTCACGGCGGAGGCCCTGCCGGCCATCGCCTGGGGCTGGGACATGCTGGGGCCGCTCTGGGACGCCATGGGCACCGATGCGGACCGGCGGGCCTACCTGCTGGAGGTGGCGGCGCTGCAGGGGAAGCGAGGCACGCCCTGGAGCGTGAAAACCGCCCTCAGCCTGCTGGGCTGGCCGGGCGCCGTGATCATCGAATGGCAGGGGGCGCTGCGCTACAACGGTCAGGCGAATCATGACGGATACTGGTGGTACGGCACCGCCCCGGGCGAATGGTGGGAGTGGGCGGTGGAGCTGCAGCTGGGCCTGGCCCAGGGCTTCAGCCCCGCGGACCTGGCCGTGGTGGAAAGCGTGGCGCAATTCTTCGGGCCGCTCCGGTCCCGCATGATCCGGGTCATCCTGCACCTGCCGACGATCAGCACCAGCGGCGGCGGCGCGCCCCTCTGGACCGGCGGGACCGCCCTGGACCGGGTGGGCCTGTGGGATGGCACCAGCTGGACCACCCGGACGATTTTCTCCGCTGACCTGTCCGTGGCGAACCAGGCCACCATCCGCTGGCGGGAGTTCGGGCTGGACTGCCCGGACCCCAGCACGATCACGAAAGTGGGGTTGCTGCGGGCGGACGGATCGGTCTACGCCGAGCAGGCGATCACGGCGGCGCGGAAGACCGCGGCCGTCGAAATGTACGGGACTTGGATCATCAACTGGTGAGGTGAGGGATGACTGCTCTACCGCAAAGCGACGCCTGGGATGCTGGTATTTATCAGATCGAAATTTCAGACCCGGTGCTGGGCGGCGTGAGCGGCCCGGCAAACCTGGGAGCGAAGGGCCTGGCGAACCGGACGGTCTTCCTGCGCAACGCCTTGGCGGGACTCTCCGCGTCCATGGCATGGGTGGAGGTGGTTCAAACCACCTCTGGAAACTGGACCTGCCCGGCGGGGGTGACCCAGGTGATGATTCTTGATGCCAGGGCCGGCGGCGGTGGCGGGGCCGGTTCGGGCGGGGCCTCTGACTCATACGGCGGTGGCGGCGGAGAGGGCGCGCGGGCGCAGAATCTCCCGCTCACTGTTGTCCCCGCCACGGTGTACGCCCTCGGCATTGGCCAAGGCGGAGCCGCAGGGGCTTTCTACAACGGCGCCTACGACGTGACCCAGCTGGGCGCGAACGGCACGGATACAACCTTTGGCGGCCTGCTAACCCTCCAGGGCGGACGGGGCGGCGGCGACTCTTCCACGAGTTCCAACGCTGTTGGCGGCCTTGGCGGTTCCACCACCGTGGGGGGGCTGGTCTACGCCGGGGAGCATGGCTGGAGCAATGAACATTCAAGCTCAGTCGGGAATGCTTTCCTCGGCCGTGGCGGGGGTGTTGGGGGGTCTTGGCGTCGGACCCTGACCGGTGCGGCCGTGGCGGCGAACAGTGGCGGTGGAGGCTGCGGGGGGATCGGGAACGGTGGCGCCCTGGTGGCGACGGCCGGGGCGAACGGATACATCCGGTTCGCCTATCCGCTGGTCACCCTGTCCGGCCTCCCCTCCCCCGTGTAGAAAGTGGCCCCGAATGGTGGAGCCCCTGCGGGGCTGGCGTGAGCCTCGGAGTACCGGAGGCAACATGCTGAAGAATATCAAGTGGAGCGACCTGGCCACCTCCAAGACCTTCTGGGGCGCCGTCCTGGCCGTGATCGGCGAGGCCGCGAAGGTCCTCCTGCCGGCCTACGCCGCATTGATCATCCAGGTGGTGGGCTTCATCCTGGCCGCCATCGGCGTGGTGGACCGCACCGCCACCCCCAACGCCGGCAAGTAGGCTCCCGCCTTGGGCGCCCTCTGGACGGCCTGGGGCCTGAAGGGCCTCGCCTACGCCGCCATCCTCGGCCTGCTGGCCTGGGGGTGGCGGCGGGCGACTGTCCAGCGGGACCAGGCGCGCGCGGAGCGGGACGGCTACCTGGCCGACCTGCGCAACGCGGACGCCACGATGACCGAGCTGCGGGACGCGGTGGCGTCCTGGCGCTACGCCGCGAACGCAGCCACGGAACAGGCCGTGAAGGCCCAGCAGGAGGCCGCCGCGGGCCGCGCCCGGTTCGATGAGCTGCAGGCGAAGATCCTGGCCACGCCGGTGCCGGAGGACGCCGCGGGCGCCCTGGGCTGGCTGGCTGAGGTGGCCAAGGACATCAGCAAGGGGGTGGCACCGTGAGGACCGTCCTGCTGGCGGCCCTGTTCGCCCTGCCCTTCGGCATCATCGGGTGCAAGCCTCCCCGCGTGATTTACCAGCGGGTGGAGGTCCCGGTGCCGGTGCCCTGCCCGGAACCGCCCTACATGGCATGGCCCACCCTGCCGATTGCCAACGTCACGGCCAACACCCCGCCGGCCGAGGTGGCCAAAGCCTACGCCCTATCCATCGAGATCCTGCAGGCCCACCTCTGGCAGTCCTATCGACTGTTGGACGGGTACCGCGTGAAGACCCCGGCCGGAGCCCCGGCCCTGCCCCCGCCGAGGACCAATTGAGACTGAACAAGCCCCCCGCAGAATGCCCGAACGGCGAGGCTTGCATTCACCTGGCCCAGGAGAAGACCGCCTGGCACCTGGACAAGTCCGTGAGCGTCGGCCACCTGGTTTCCACCGCCGTGGCAATCGCCGCCTTTGTGGGCTGGGCGATGCACCAGGAAAACCGGGTGACCAAGATCGAGGAACGCATTGCGGTGGCCATCGTCAATGACGCGGAGCAGACCGTGGAGCGGAAGGCCCTCAAGGATGAGCTGCGGTCCGAGCTGAAGGAAATCCGGGCCATCCTCGAACAGCTGCGGGACCGGAAGCGATAGGCCATGCGAGACATCGACCTGCTAGTGATTCATTGCGCGGCCACCCAGGACGGGGAGCCCTGCAGCGTGGCGGCCATCGACTCCTGGCACAAGGCCCGGGGCTTCAACGACGGCACCGGCGTGCATATCGGCTACCACTACGTCATCGACGTGGACGGCAGCATCAACATGGGCCGCCGGGAGGACCAGGTGGGCGCCCACGCCGCGGGCTTCAACTCCCATTCCCTGGGCGTGTGCCTGGTGGGCGGGATCACCGGCCACGGCCGCTACACCCTCGCCCAGTGGGACGCCCTGCGCGACCTGGTGGACCGCCTGCGAAAGAAGTACGCCATTCCACGGATCGTCGGCCACCGCGACCTCCCAGACGTACACAAAGCCTGCCCAAGCTTCGACGTGGCCGCATGGCTCGAACGGGGCATGGTGGCCGACCCCGCCCACGTTTTCACCCAGGAGTGACCCGCCATGAGCATGAGCAACGCCACCGAAAACGCCGACCTGAAAATGAACCTGCAGGGCATCGACCCGAGCTATCGGGCCGCGGCGACCCAGTACCTGGCCTTATTCACTGCGGACCCCGGCGAGACCGGGAGCCTGGCGGCGGAGGCCACCTATACCGGCTATGCCCGGGTGGCCCTCACCAAGGCCAGCGCTTGGACCGATGGCGGGTCCACCTTCAGCAATGCGGCCTTGATTCAGTTTGGCGCCTGCACCGCCGGGTCCAACGCCCTGACCCATTTCGCGGTGGTGAACACGGCCAGCGGCGCGGTGGCGCAGATGATCAGCGGCGCCCTGGGGTCCACCCTAAACGTGTCCGCCGGGATCCAGCCTCAGTTTGATCCGGGCGCCATCGTGGTGGGCGCGGACTGATGATTTTCTGGCTCTACACCTGCCCGGACTGCGGCCTGGTCGTGAAGACCGGGCACCAGACCGTCCAGCTGGTCGAGATCAAGGTTTGTAACTGCCCGTCCACGCCGGTGGAGTCCACCGAGGGCGAGGAGCCCGCAGGATGACCGGCGGATTCAGGAGCGCAAAGGCCATGGCGGAGGCCGAGGAAGCGGGGGCCTACCTCTATCGCAGCTTCCGCAAGCAGCCGACCCAGACCACGGCGTCCGGGATCTGGTTCGACCTCAGCATGAGCCCCGGGAACCCCGTACCCAATTACTACATCGGGGCGGCCGGCGCCTTCACCGTGCTGAGGCGGTCCACGGATGGCGGGCTGGACCACGGCGGGAACGTTAACACCCTTGGGCTGAAAAAGCACCTCCGCAAGCTGATGGCCCTCACGCCCACCGCGACGGCGGCGCCCCTGACCATGGTCCTGATGGATTACCTAGGATTTTATGGATTCGTGGACGAAAGTGTCACGGACCCGCAGCCCCTGGACAACACCCTGAGCCTGACCCGCTACCAGGACGGGCACGGCGTGCAGCTGATGCCCGTGGTGGTGGCCGGGCAGACGGGGGGACAGACTGTCTCCGTGACCTACACGAACCAGGACGGCGTGGGGGGCCGCGTGACCCCTCCCACGCCCATGGGCACCCAGGCGGTCAACGGGACCATCCTCACCAGCGCAGCGGCCGGGAGCGGCTATTGTGGGCCGTTCCTGCCCCTGCAGGCGGGGGACAGTGGGGTCCGCAGCGTAGAATCCGTGCAGATCGGCGGGACCGGTGACGTGGGCCTGTTCGCCCTGGTCCTGGTCCACCCCCTGGCCACCCTGGACCTCCGGGGCATCGACGCCCCCACCGAGGTGGATTACCTGCTGGATTGCGGCGGGAGCCTGCCGGAGATCCTGGACGACGCCTATCTGAATTTCGTTTGCCTGCCGGTCGGCACCCTGGCCGCGGCGCCCATTCACGGAATCATCGAAACCACCTGGGGGTGAGACATGCCGGGCTTTACCAGCTTTGACGATTTGATCAACCAGGTGAGCGTGAATGGCCGTTTCTATCGGGCGGACTGGCAGAAGTCCACCTTCGCCACCACCGCGCAGGCCGCGGGCCTCTGGTACAGCCTGTTTCGCGGCGGTGGCAACCCGCCGGCCGACGCCATCCTGGGCACGGGGACCAATCTCGCATTCCAGGCCCTGACCGACGCCACGGCAAACGCGACGGGGATCCCCCACGGCGGGAACGTCGGCGGCGGAACCGGATTTAAACACCTCCTGAACGCCGCAGCCCAGACCGCCGCGGCCACCACCGCGCCTTGCGTCCTCATGCTGGTGGACCTGCTGGGCTTCTACCCCATCACCTCGGTGACCACCACCGGCGACCAGGCGCTGAATAATACGGTCACCCTGCCCCGCTACACGGACGGCGCCGGGGTCCAGGCTTTCATCACCCCCAGTACGGTCATGGGCGCGGCCACGCCCAACATCCGCCTAACGTACACGGACAGCGACGGGAACGCCGGCAACCTCACCCCGGCCACCCTGCCCATCGGCCTGACTGCTGCGCCGGTGTCCTCGATCGTCTACAGCGGCACCGGCGCCGGGAAGTTCGGCCCCTTCATGCCCCTGGCGATCGGCGATAAGGGCATTCGCAGCGTCCAGCAGTTCAACCTCTCGGTGTCCTACGTGTCCGGGGTCCTCAACCTGGTCCTCTGCAAGCCCCTCCTCACCCTGCCGATTACCACCCTAGGCGTGACGGCCGAGCGGGACCTGGTGAACCAGTTCATGTCCATGCCGAAGGTCTACGATGGGGCGTGCCTCGCCTGGATCATGCTGGCGGGCCAGAATACCCCGGTGGCCTCGCCCCTGTCCGGGCACCTGGAATTCGGCTGGGGCGCCTAATGCTCCACGGAAACCGGAGCGTCATGCACAAGTCTCCCGGCCGGTTCCTGGCGGGGACGGTGGCCTCTGGCGACCGGAACGCCTTCAGCAAACACGGAATGCTCCGCAGCGCCGCCTTTGACCGGAAGGCCGGCCGCCCCCGCGGCTACCTGGCGCCGGTGGCCTGGGTCCTCCCGCAGGTGGGCGGGTCGATGACCTCGTTCCTCGAGGCGCGGATCAGCTACACCGCCGCGGCCGTGGGCGTGATGGGCCTGCCGGGCACCGGATCCGCGTCCTACTCCATCACCACGAACGCCCCGGCCGGCGGCCTGATCGTGTCCGGCACGGGGGCGGCCAGCTACTCCATCACGACCAATTCCCCCCTGCTCAAGGCCGTGGTCAACGGGACCGGAACGGCCAGCTACGCCATCACCACGAACACGCCCACCCTGGGAGCGATCGCCAGCCTGGTGGGAACGGCGTCCTACAGCTTCACGGCCGCCGGCACCCTGCGGGGCATCGGCCACATGACCGGATCGTCCATCCCCGGGGGCGGGGGCACGGTGGCCGTGGATACCGCAGCGATCGCCGCGGCCGTCTGGGCGCAGGCCATCGAGGCGGGCATCACCGCGGCCGAGTTCCAGCGGATCATGGCCGCGGCTCTGGCCGGCGCCGTGTCCGGGATGGGCGCCAATGCCCCCGTGTTCCGCGGGATCGGCAACACCCGGGACCGAATCACCGCCACCACGGACGCCAGCGGGAACCGCCTGGCCGTCACCTTGGACGGCGCGCCGTGAGCTGGGCTGGCGGGTGGCTGCCCCGGGCATACTTCGGGCTCTGGTTCGGGGACACCGCGGGGGCCTCCGGGCCTGTCGCCGCGGGGCCGCCGTTCGTGTGGCTGGTGGCCGCCGATGGCCGATCCTGCGTGCTGGCCCAGGACCAGGCCGCCACCGTGCTGGCCGCGGACGGGTGGCAGGCGCAGCTGGTGGAGTTCGCCGAGGCCGAGCTGGCGCCGGACGCCTGGACGGCCGCCCTCAAGGCGGACCTGGTGGCCGTGTCCGTGTCCGATGACCCCACCGCGGCCCTGGCCGCAGACTCCTGGATGAGGTGACCCATGGCCGACGTTTTCACGACCAACGCGGAAGGCTTCCTGGAGATCATCAAGCACCCGGCCGCGGAGCTGGTCTACACCCTGGACCTGGCGCCCTACGTGGGGGCGGAGACCGTGAGCGCCGCCACCTGGACGGTGATCACCCCGGGCGTGTCGATCGTTTCGCAGGCCCTGGCCACGAACAAGGCCACCGTGCGCCTGTCCGGGGGCGCGGACGCCAGGACCTACCGGCTGCGGATCACCTGGACCTTCGGCGTGGACGCCCGGGTGGACGCCCGGGAGGTGTTCGTGCAGGTGAAGCTCCGCTGAATCAACCCCGCCCGCCGGCCTGTTACCCCGCGTCGGGAGCGGGAGGGGCGATCCGGCGGTCTTCCCTGGCCTCATCGGGGCCAGGGGCGGGGGACCTTGTGCAGGTCGAACACCAGGCCGATGAGGCGCAACGCCGGGCCGCGGGGGGTCCTTGCGCCGTGCGTCCACCGTGGGATTCCGTTCGCCAGATTCCCAGCGTGAAACCGTGTTCGCGTGGGCTTCGACCGACGCGGCAAGTTCGGCCTGAGTTTTCCCCAGCCGTTTGCGCGCAAGTCTAATTCTTTCACCAATTGTCATTTTTTTACTTTCCTGGGTTGAAATCCGCCCGAATGGGTGTAACTTGGTCTCCAGCGAGGCCGTTTCATGTATCCCAAGGATAACCCAAACCACCGGCGCATCCAGTCCAGGACCATCCGAGCGCTGATCCGCAAGCGCTTCGGGTCCATCAGCGCTTTCTGCCGGTCCACCGGAACCAAGCGGGTGTACGTCTACGCCGTCATCCGGGGGGCCAAACGGTCCGAAGAATATGCCCGGATTATTTCCGAAGCGCTTGGAAAAACCCCGCGCGACCTCTGGCCGACCATCTACCCCGCCACGGAAACGGCAGCCTGATGCGCGGGCGCCCCCGGAAGCCCCTGGCGGACCCCGCCACCCTGGACCTGCTGACGGTCCAGCAGGTGCTGGACTATCTCCGCGCCAAGGGCCGCCCGATGGGCCGCGCCAAGCTGCGCGGGGAGATCGCCGCCGGCCGCCTGCCGGTCCTCCTGGATCACCTGCACCTGGACCGCCTGCGCCAGCCCCTCTACCTGCTGGAACGCACCGCGGTGGATCGCTGGCTGCGCGCCAGCCTCCGCCCCCTCACCCCGGCCGCCCTGGCCGGATAACGAAAAACCCCGGCGGCAACCGGGGTCCATTTGGCCTCACGGCCGGAAAGGAAAAACACCATGACCAATCTACCACAAGACTACCTCCTGCGCCAGGGTGGGCCGCCATTGGCAACCGATACGGTCATCCATTCGGTTTTCCCTTCGATGGTCGAGGAGATCAGGCACGAAGTGGACGCCATGAACACGGATGGGTTTTTCCGTGTTTTTTCAAACAGCACCAGGTGCGCGTCCGTCCAAATCCGTGTTGTCTCAGGGGTAGGAGTAAACGGACGAGGGAAAAAGCGGCAAATGGTGGCCACTACCAGCCTAAACAAGGATGGAATCAGGGCCGCAATAAAAGCTCTGCAGAACGAGTTAGCACGCCTTGAGCGAGTGGCACCATGACCGCCGCCATCCCCTTCCTCACCACCCGCCAGCTGGGGCCGCGCCGCACCGAGGTGGTGGCCCGCGAAAACCTGTTCGGCCCCACCGGGAACGAGGGCCTGGCGCAGCAGCTGTTCGACCTCTGCCAGTCCAATGACCCCCGCGCCTGGGAGCAGGCGCAGTCCGTGGTCATGGAAATGGCCGAGGTCCTGACCATCACGCACCGCGAATTCATCCGCCGCACCGCGGCCCAGGATCCCAACGCATGAGCAAGTCCGACACCCCCAAAGCCCTCCGCCTGGACCCGAAGATCCAGCGCATTGTCCGCGTGTTCGAGGAACACCTGGACATGGCCCTCAAGCAGGTGGACCTCCTGCAGGACCCGGAGAAGCGGCCCGTCACCATCCTGGAGGAACTGGCCAAGTCCTTCGACCGCCTGGCCCTCCGCGCCCGGCATGACGTGGTGACCCTCACCACGGAGGACCAGGCCGAGGTCAACCCTCTGCTCCGCGTCACCCTGCTGAACATCAAGTCGGAAATCAACGCCGCGGTGATGGACCTGGAGGTCCGCCCGCAGGCGCCGATCCGGTGGGAGGAATTCGCCAAAGGCGTGGCCGAGGTGGTGAAGACCGCCAAGGCCGTCCAGCAGGTCATCGTCCAGCCGGGCGCCGCCGCCCACGTCCAGGTCCAGGGGGAGCCTCTGCGCACCCCCGAGGGCCGCCTGCTGGAGGAGGCGTGACCGTGAAGGCCGTCACCGCCGCACGCATAAAGGCAAATTTGTGCATTTATTGCGGAGACGTTCCCCCTGTTGACGGGACAAGGCGCTGTGAAGCGTGCGGTGAACGGGCCAGGGAATGGGGCCGGCAGAACATGAGGCGGAGGCGGGAAAAGGGGCTTGTTCCTAGTTCTAAATTTCAGTGCCCTTGCGGCACAAGAACAAGCAGGGAAAACGGTTTTTGTGGTTATTGCTGGGATCTTGATGGATACGCGGATAGGATGCGATCCGGTGGAAACCGTTTTAAATCATTCGGTGAATGCTTTATCTG